ATGCGGGTTTCCAAATATAGCTGAGTCTCTCCACATAGTTCTAGATAAAGTTCCGTTTGTCCATACAGGTCTTTGTGGTGATGAGTCAAAGTAATTATAAGAAACCATTCTGTTTACAACCGATGACGAAGACGTTGGATAAAACCATATTACTTCACCAAACAAATTATTTAATCCTGCAGAAATCATTTGATTTCCAGAATCTAAGTTTATGTCATCATAAACAAAATCTTCAACCAAACAAGGTAGTGATTCTAATCTACCAGCAAATCTAAAGAAACCGTTTTCTGACATCCAGTACGCAGCACCATCGACTTCAACACATGCGTTCTGTCCTACAAGTCCGCAGTTAGTTCCAACCTGTGCAAATGCAAACGTAAATGGTTGACCTACAAAACGTTGTGTGAATAACGCTGTATCAGTCCAAACATAAATTGCATCTCTACCTCTTATAGCTCCCATGATCCGTGATCCGTCAGCCAGTCTTTGTGTACCGGCAGTATTGGTTGCTGTAGGTATGTAAGTGTTAATATCTTCTTGGTCCGAGAACCTTACAAACATATCATCTTGTGTAGATGTGTCTCCGATAGTTGTTTCTGTACCATAAAATACTAAGTGTCTATCAGGAGTAGACACAACCATGTGACGTGATGCTGTTGGTGCTCCAGATATAACAGTCGCTCTTGTTGTCGTTGCGTTTGATAATGAAGAGTCCCATTCGAAACACGCACTGTTGTGTATTAAACAAATAGCTTTGTCTCCAAAATTATCTATAGACCACATACCAGGTTCAATAACTAAATCTCCTGATGCTGCTTCGCCCCACGCAACATAATCAGTTGAGTTTGTAACTGTTGCACCATCACTATGAGAAGCTGCTGTTGTTCCTGCTACACCTCTTGTACATCCTGTTAAAGTATTACTACTAACACCGGTATAAGATATTTCTTCAGAATCTATTATAATAAAATTAGTTCCTGAGTCCGGTAATTGTGAAGCGTCAGCTACTGTAATACTAGTGACTGCAGCATTAATCGCACCATTTAAAGTTGTTGTTAATGCTGATGTATCTTCTCCACCCCACGATCCTAAACCATAACCAAAACCTTTTCCCTGAACTGCAGGTCCAACGTGATAGTAATGCTGAACTCTAATACCACCAGATGTTGTTGCACCACTTCCTGTTTCATTAGAAGGCATTGTAATAGTTAAAGTTGTAGTTGATGGTACACTTGTTACCATAAATTTTTTGTCATCAAAATCAGATGCACTAAAATTTGAATTAGTTATAGTTGTAAAATTATCTAAAAGAAGAATGTCATTCTCTTGAACATTGTGTGCTGAAGGGTAAGTTATAGTGACAGTTGGTGATCCGTTGGTAGTACTAAAAGCATTTGTAAGTGTAGTTGTTGATTTGATAGGATGTATGTCATAAAAAACACCACCTGAATAAGCATATAAAATAGAGTTAGTCCCTATAATAGCATACTTTCTACCTAGACTATTTACAAAATGGTGAAGACCTCTTGAGGCTCCTGTTAAACTATCTGTACCTAATTGTTTCCAACCACCTATTTTTTCAGGTGTTCCATATCTAAATCTAACATTATCGCAGTCTACCCACTGACCTTCAGCTGTAGTTTCTGAAATTTGTTTATTTATACCTGGTTGAAAGCCTATTTTTTGTAGCATATTAAATCCTTTGAAATATCTAATTTATACTATATATTAAATAAATAAAAATGAAAGAGTCAATATATATTCTTTTTAGAAAGCAAAAATGCAAATAGTTAAAGAAATTCAAAGTAAAGTTTACAAAGACTATTTTTTTATCAAAGGAAAAGTAGATATTGATTCAAAATATTTTATAGAAAAAATTAAAAAAGGTTGTTCTGATAAAGACGCGATAAATTATCAAACTAACATTTTAGGGGGTCATACAAGTTGGAAGTATTTTGTTAAAGATTTAAAATTTAATAAAGTCTTATTTAAACTTTTAGATTATCTCGATAATAATTTAAATTTACCTTCTTATCAACTAACCGAATGTTGGGGCTTTCAATGTCATTTAGGAAGTAAAACAAGAAATCACAATCATTCTCCAATGATAGTATCTGGTGTTATATATTTAAATGAACATCCTCAGACATTACAATTTACAGATATTAATCAAACTGTTAAACCAGAAATAGGATCTTTTGTTCTTTTTTCACCTTTTTTAAATCATGGATGTAACAGAAATCATTTAGATACTGTAAAATATGGTATCAGTTTTAATATGAGTTTATCTTGAATCAAATACAAAAAGTTACTGGTATTTTAACACCAAAAACGATTTATCGTTTGCAACTTTTATTGTCTAAATTAGATTGGCTTTTAGCTTCAGATAATACAGCTGAAGAACACGATAAATTAAATTTAAATTTAAAATTTTTAGGTTTAAGTAGAAACACTTTAGATAATCCTGATAGAGAGTTGTGGCATAGATTAAATGATTTTGGTTTAATTATAACAGAAAGTGTTTGTCAAAAAATTAATTTAAAATATAAAAATATTAATAGGTTTATGTGGAATTTGTATAAACCTAATGAAGAAGGTCAAATGCATACTGATTGTGTAAGTGATAATTGTTTTACTATACTTTATTCTCTTAATACTTCCGATGGATATTTAATTGTAGGAGATCAAAAAATATATGACAAACAAGACGAAGCAAAAATTTTTAAAAGTAATATTTTACATAAAGGCGTTGGGCCATCAAAAGACAAATATAGATTAAATTTAAATATTGTTTTATCGACATAAATCAAACATTGTATACCACTTTCAACATTATTCCAAAGGGCTCATTTGTTTGAGTTGAGGTAAGGTACCCAATATTTGTAGGAAAACAAAAAAATCTATTTTCTACCATATCGTACTGACCTGAGTTTGGTATTTCAATTTTGCCATTACAGGAATTCATACATAGTATGCCTGTTATACTATGATCATTTAAATCTAAATTACTTTCTTCTTCTATTATTTGTATCTCTTCATATGGAAAATTTAATATAACATCAGAATAAATTATTTGTTTAGCATTTGTTTTTAAAAGTAATTCACTTAAAATTTTTGTAAAAAACATACTTTTTTCTTTTTTGCCATCTTTATCTTTTAATAACGGATGAACAAGTTTTTTATCATTGTTAGTTAAAAACCAAGGAAAATTTTGTGAAAAAATTATTTTATGTGACTCCCAAAATTTATCGTTATCTATAAAATTATTTGTTATCTTTATCATCAATAACTTTCTTTTTATCAATTTTAATTGACCCTTCTGTACATAAATCTTTTACTTCATCAGTAAAATTTTGATTAAAATCAATAACTATTTTCATTAAAACATTACCAAAATGTCTAAGCGCTTCTGGTGTAAAATGAATTTGTTTTTTTGTTTTTATAATATCAATCTCTTTATCGTTAAAATTAAGAGTACATGACCCATCTTTTTTTTGTTTAAAGTCCATTTATCTTCTTACTCCTGGAGTTCCCCAATATATTCTTTTGTCCATATAATAATCTTTAAATTCACCATCTGCAACAACATAATGTAAAAAAAATTGTGCACACCAATCTCCTAAAAATTCTTCTCTCCAATGAGGACATTCTCTCCCTAAATAAATTACAGCATCGCCTTTCTCAAGATTAATTTCATGTCCATCAATAAATATTGGCCATTTAGTACCATCATTACCAACGCTAACAGAAACACTTATTTCACAAGAAGGTCTATCTATATGTTTTTTTAAATCAGAATATTTTGTATACATTCTCCAAAAAGAATAAGTAGGTAAAAGTTTTTTACTAATTTTTTTTTCAATTAATTTTTTTTTCTTTAAAAGAAATGATTCCGTTAATTTATCTCCGTAAAAAGAAGTATCTGAATTAGAACAATTTATTTGAGTACCCCATCTATCTAAATTTGTCCTATGAGACATTTCAAAATAATAATTGGCTAACTCTACTTCATCTTTAGTTAAAAAGTTTTTTATCTTTTTAAATTTAAAATCTTTTCCTATAACGCCCATGCTACCACCGAATATCTTACCCCTTCAGTCACAGGTTTTACTGCATGGGGGTATAAAAAATTACTTGGCCAAATAATTAATCTATTACTTTTTTTTTCAATATTAATTTCTTTTGTACTTCCTGGATATTTAAAAGTCAGTTCACCACCTTTATAATTATCGTTTACAAAAAATATACAACTAAAAGTTCTTGGAGCTTTTTTACCATGATCTACATGAAAATTATAATGACCACAGTTTTCATATTTTAAAAGTTGCATAAATGTAATTGATTCATTACTATTTTCCATTTGAATGTCTTCAGCATATTTTTTTAAATATTTTGTAAATTGAAAAGCAAAATAATTTGCCCAATATATATCAGTCCTGCTTTCTACTCCCATGTTACCTAAACTAAAAGCTAGAACATTTCTTATTTTTTTATCAACTTTATTTGGATTTTCTTCTGTACCCACTATACGAGCTTGTTCAAATTCTTTTTTATTATTACAAACTTTAATAAAATTATTTAAACTTTCTTTTCTTAAAACATCATCATATATTTGAATGTAGTCATTTAGACTTTTATTGTCTATTTCCATGACTTTTTATTCCACCAGTTTGTTTTATAACTGTTTATAACTTGATACCCTAAAGATAATACTGTTTGATCTCTTTTTTCTTTGGTTTCTGATTCAATTTTCATTTTCCATTGTTCTCTTTTAAAAGGTATTACTTGAACATAGGGTGTTCCCATTTTTATAACAGTATCTAAAGCAGGATATTTATCTCCATTTACTACTATAGGAAAATTTACTCTTGTTGGATGACAATCTGTATCTACTATTCCTGGTATAGCTGAAAACCTATCATCTTCATTATTCATAGGAGGTAAAAATAAACAAGAATATCCAGGAGGTGTTTTAATTAACCAGGGGTTATGTATTTTGTGAAAAGCAAGATCTTTATTTTTTTGTGTATAAGGACAACCTTTAGATAATTGGCGAGCAGGATGTGTACTTGCTGATTCTTTATTTATATTTAAATTTTTAGTTAAGTCATTACTATCATTTTCAGCAACCATAGTCATACCAATAGTTCCTCTTTCTCCATCTTTTAAAGCATTATGATGAAGATAATAATCTACAGGCATTTTTAAAATATAACCTGCAGTTAAAGTATCTAAAAAAGGCATACAACCTTTAACAGTTCTATTTACAACACTATGAGTTAAATCTTTATACCATTGAGGTATATTTAATATAGAAGGCTCTGGCTTTAATTGAGTAAAATTAATGTATTCTTTACTAGCTATAAATTTTATAGTCTTTCTTAACATGCATTATATATAACATTATACGCAAAATTGTAAAGGACTAATAAAGTCAATTGAGTTATCTAACAAATAACCTTCCCAAGTATCATTTAAAGGAAAATTTATTGTTGATACATCAAAACTTTGACACATATCCCTGTAACTTGTGACTCTACTTAATAAAGGATTATTTTCATTTTCCCTATCCTCTATAAATCGATTACAAAGTTTTATATGTGAATCAATTGTGCCTTGTAATCCAGATGCGTCTGTATAGCTACAACTTCTATCTTCTATTATAACATTATCATTATCATCAAGATATACTTGAGATCTTTCAGATTTAATTTTTAAAAAATCTGAATCTGACACATCTTTTACTATGCTATGTGCTGGTGAAAAATGAAGAGCATCTTTGTCTGCATCGTTAGATGCTATTTTATATAAATTTCCTTCAGATAAGTTTTTTGTAAAAATAAAATATGCCATAATTAATTACCCGTCATTTAATAGTACGATTA